TTATACTTCCTCCACCCTCATCCCACTCTTCAGCACAAAAATAAAATGCGTTGGCGTGAGAACTTCTATCTTCTCAACCAACGCATTAAAAATTTTATCATCGAATTCTTCCAGTAAACCCTGCCTACCGGCCAATACCTGTATAATCTCATCCACCCTTTTTCGGTAATCATCCTTCAGACTATTTTCCTTTTCCAGTTGAGCTTTTCGCCTTCGCAATTCCTCCAGTTCCTTTGATATTCTTATGTATTCCTCTTTATAAACATCTTCATCGAGGTTATTTTGAATTTGGAATTTAATTAGCCCCTTCAACTCGTTTTTAATTTTTTCTATTTGGCTGTCAAGAGCATTTATTTCTTTGTCAGTCTTTCTCTCAGACAAAACCTTTTCTATATTATCAGTTAGCGTTTTAATAAAGGCATCCTTGTTTTCATTTATTCTATTAAACACCTTGACGAAAGCATCCATTAAAACTTGTTCACCTACTGCCTTGGCATCACAGGCTCCTTTGCCGTCTACAATATAGGTTTTGCATTGCCACACTATTTTTTTATATTTGCTTGTGCTGTTCCACGTTCGCCGCTTGAAGGTATTGCCACACTTTCCGCAGTATATCTTTCCGCTAAAAGCATATTTGCTGGTATATTTGTGCCGATCGCCAACCAAATTGCCTTTTAGCAAAGCTCGCCGTTCTTTTTCATCCTGAACCATTTCAAAAACTTCTTTGGGTATTATTGGCTCGTGATTTTTTTCAATCAATACTTTTTGAACATAACCTTTATTCTCAACTCTTTTATGGGTTAGGAAATCAATGGTATAGGTTTTTTGAAGAAGTGCATCGCCATAATATTTTTCGTTTGTTAAAATACCCGTTATTGTTGTGTCCCACCATTTTGTATTGCCGATAACCGTCTTTTTCCATCTGCCATTAATCCTTTGGCGATTGCGTTATAACTTTTTCCTTCCAAGTACTCTATGAATATACGCCTAACAATTTTGGCTTCTTCTTCATTAATAATTAGTTCCCCATTTTCGTCTTTGTCGTATCCAAGAAACCTAGTCGTGTTAACTAATACCCTACCGCTCTGGAATTGCCTGGCAATCCCCCACTTTACATTTTCCGAAATGCTTCGGCTTTCATCCTGGGCTAAAGAGCTTAGAATAGTAAGCAGGACTTCTCCAGTTGTATCTAAGGTGTTGATATTTTCCTTCTCAAAGAATACGGCAATTCCTTTGTTTTTAAGCTTTCTTACGTTATTCAAACAATCAAGTGTATTCCGCGCAAACCTGGAGATTGATTTGGTTATAACGATGTCAATTTTCCCTTTCATACAATCATTAATCATTCTGTTAAAGTCATCTCTCTTTTTGGTGCTGGTTCCTGAAATACCCTCATCGGCATAAATATCAACAAAAGTCCAATCTGGATTGTTTCTAATATAGGCAATATAATAATTAACCTGTGATTCGTAACTGCTCTCCTGTTCCTTGGAGTCAGTACTAACACGGCAATAAGCACATGCCCTTTTCTTAACATTTTCAGGTAGTCCGTTAATTTCCTGCGGAGCTAACGCCGGTAAAACTCTAATATTTTTCGCCATAGGCATTCTCCTTTTCTATTCTTTTTGTGGTCACATGATATAATTGGTGTCCGGATTAATCAACTTAATCCTTGATATTCCTGGGCTTTGAAGGATTTTTTATTTTCTTTATCAATAGCCATAAACTCTTCCTCCGTAATCAGATTCATTTTTCTCAAGGAATCCAGTATATGTAAACTTAATTGATAGTTGATTAGATTTTCATTTAACAAAAGCACTTTCTCCTTTCAAATATAAAAAGAGTGGGCTTTTAAACCCACTCCACAAATTATTAAAACAATGATTTAATTTGGATTGTATATTCATTGAAAACCGAATCATCATCGGATAAAACGGCCTTCAAAATAACGTATTTATTAACATATGAACTATTGCTTGCCGCTTTTACCGTTGCACTATTGCCGGTGCTTGCAGTAATCGTTGCATATGCTGTACTAGTTCCATCTTGGTTTCTAATTGACCACACTACTGATTTATCAAAGATTTCTTCACCGTTGTCAAATATATGAGCAACATAGGATTGGCTAAACCCAATTATAACAGTGCTACTTCCAGTTATAGTTATCGAATAGCTGTGTGATATATTTTCAGTGGTTGTCACCGTAATTGAATCCAAAATAGTATCATGATATTTTAATTTTGCGGTTATTACTGCCTGTCCCAGTGAGATCCCCATCACCTGACCGCTATTATCTACGCTTACAATATTTGAATCACTGGAGGTAAATATAATTACCGGATTTTCAACTGTAGCACCGTTATCAGTAACAGTTACATTCAGCGGAAGAACATCATTTAATAGCACATTGGCAGTATCTCCGTTATCAATTGTTAAGGTATATGTATGTACTGTCTCATATTTCCATCTGTCTACGATATCGTTTTCAACATCATCATCAGCTGATATTAAATCCAATGAGCAATTTAGTTTGATAATGCCTCTCTGGGATTTATCAATGCCGGTTATTTTGAACGGCTGGTTGGTAATGTAAAATCTCTGGCTTAAACTTATGTCCCTGGTATCTAAATTGTTTTGCAGAAAGATGTTAATATTACCCGTTGGTAAAGATATGTAATTTCCCGTGGAAACATCAAATACCTTACTTTCTTCAATACAATCAAACCATTTGATATTACCAGACCAGTTGAAGGCAATTTGATAGCTGCATTTTCTGATCCTGGCTCTAAATGAATTTTCTTCTTTATCAATTTGGCTGATGGTTAAATAGTTTAAATTATTGTATTCCACTATGTCACCGGTAAAAATTTGATTCTTGCACCGGATTATTTTGTCATCGAAATAAGTTAATTTATCCACTGTATCGATTATGAGCGCAATCTGATCTACTCCATTTACCGATATGCTTTCTCCCTTTTCTAAAAGGAAAAAGTCAATCATGCTATCTATATCCTGCATCCGCTACACCTGCCTAACCAATTTATACAGATAAACTTCCAAGTAATCATCCCATTTTTTTATTTCCATGACTTTGTACTTTAGATTTTCGATTTCCAGGTAACTATCCTTAGTAATTGAATCATCTACATCACAAAACACTCTGCTGGTTACATCAATTTGAAATCCATCCTCAAAGGTTATACTTTTTGAAAACGGCTGAATATCTGCATAGATTGATTTTACAAAGGTAGTGGAATCAGAGCTTGAATATACCTTTATTAACGTATCGTTAAACATTACTGGCACCCAACCTTGATCTTGGGCAGAGGTAAAGCAGTTTTGATATATTCGGGTATACCATCGCCTTCATATGTAACGCTTCTTTCACCCTGCACCTTTTGCTTATAGCCCACACTGTCTCTATTGTTGTATAAATAAACTGCCAAATCAGCAATGGTGTCATCATAATCTGCCGGTAACTCTGTTAGGTTACAATAAGCATAAGCCAATCTATAAGCCTGGTTGATAAAATGATTTAAAATACCATCAAGTGCAATTTCAAATTCATCTATGCCCAGAAGCATTTTCACAGTTTCCAGCACAATATCAGTCCTCCATTTCCTTTAAAACCTCAATTATTTCTGTCTTTTTCTTATTTGCTACCTTAATATCCATTCCCTTGGACATGACCATTGACTTCAATTCTAAATAAGGGATTGCTTCATAATCCACCTGTACCGGATTATCTTTATATAGACAGCTTTCTTTATGTACATTTAAAGTTAGCAGGGAGTTGAATTTGATTTTGCAATATGGACACTTCAAAATTATCACCGTCCTTATTAATAAAAAAGGGGATGCACCATCTGGCACACCCCCATATTTTTTTTAGATTAACCAAGCAATCTGCAATCAAGTTTTGGGTTTAGAGTTTTTACTCCGCAGAGCATATCTATTGAAACAACGTCCTTTTTGTACTGGCTGTTATAATCATAGATAACCCTTAAACCAAACCCGTCATAATTAATAATCGCCTTTTGCTCAGATGATAACCCCTTAGGCAAAGCCAGCGGTCTTGTGACAAGAGCAAAAGCATTTTTATGAAATGCCAGACTTGCTGTATGGTTATCTATAATGGTTACATCAGCATTATCTGCAATTTCCGCTGTGGCCGGAAATACTTTAACAGCTATTTCTCCTGCTGCTGCGGTGGCATCTTCAGTAGCCACATAATTATTTCCTGAAATAGTTAACAAGTCACCTTTTACAAGGGTTCCGGTAAGATTGGTTCCATCAATAATAAACTGTGTTGAATTAGCACTTACGGCACCCTTTACTTTTAATGTACCGGCATCGGCGGTAAGTGTTCCTTTGGTATGAGTTTGAACGTTCTGGTCAGTGAAAATATCAAAACCAAACTTTCTACCCAGGGATGCTTCCCTTAATGCCGTTCCATTATCGCCCACTTTATCTGCTTCATAAAATCCAGCTATCTGTAAGAACGAATTTTCATTGATGGGATCAATTACAAGATTCCTGTTTTCAAAAGGTGCTTTATTTACATTTAAAATCATTCTGGTATTGGTAATATCACCAACAGCCGAAGGTGTGGTTCCTGCCGTACCATAATAATCTGGCACATCTATGTACAATCCAAGCAAATACTGGTCAATCTTATTGGCAAAGCTCTGCATGGCCGGAGTTAGCAGTTGCTCACTAAAATTCTGAATATCCAAGGTAAGCTGCTCTGCTGTAACCTCAAATGATACATCCAGCAGTTTATCCAACACCACGGTTTCCGAACCTTCTGTTGCATCCTGGATTTGGATACCAGCAGTACTGTCAAATTCCTTTGCTTCAAAAGTTGCGGGCTTTCTGATTGTTATCGTATTCCCTACCCCGGCAACAAATTCATTGGAATAATCTCTATGTACAAGGTTCGCCATTACTGTATTGTTTTTAAGTTGCATCATAGCCTCTTTTGCAATAATTGAAGGAGTTAAAAATGTATTACCCATAAATAATCACCATATCCTTTCTAATTTTTATTTCTTGCTTTGATATACTCATCCATTGACAAACTGTCTAAATCGGTACGGGAGCCACCGCCGTTATCTTTGGGTGGCACATACCCCTCGCCTTTAAGCCTTAATTCAAGTGTTTTTTGCACAGAGGAGTTGTAAATATCCTCCAGCACTTTAAGGTTATCAGTGGTTTCCTGTTCATCCCGGCCAATAAAAAAGCCTACCAGCTCAATCGGTAGGTTCTTCTCGTTTGCCATTTTCATGGCCTTATTGGTCAGGGATTCTTTTAATTTTTCCTGTTTCATCTGATCAATTTCTGCTCGCAGTTTATCAAGTTCAATTTCCTTCTCATCCTTTTGAGGAAACTTTTTCTTGACCTCCGCATCGATCAGGGTTTCCAGATTGTTAGTTTTCCAGGTTTCCAACCCTTTCTGTAGATGCTTGTCCTTCACGGAATCAAGCCATGATTTTGCTTCAGGTGTTTTTTCAACAAACTCCTGCATCCTTGCAACGGTCAATGGATTTAACCCCTGCAAATATGCCGTTACCTCTGAAGCACTACCTGCTTCGCTTTCCAAGAATTGTTTTACTTCTTCAAACGTCATGATTATATCTCCTTTCATTTTTGCCCTTCTGACTAAAAACCAGAAACGCAGTTGTATTAAATAAAAAGACTTACATTAAAGTAAGCCCAAGTAAATCATTTACTTATATTCCCTAATTACTTTTTCAGCTATATCAATAAATTCATCCATCGTCAAATCGCCAATTTTTAAGTATCCATCTTTTTTTCTGGCAGGGTGGTTATTAAATTCTTTTAAATGTGCTACATAAATGTATCCTCCGCAACCTCCATTTTGCAAGGCTGTGATTTCGTGAGCAACTACTTGTTTTCTGGTATCTGTGTATCTATCCTTAAAATAGTAACTATATAGGACATATCCCTTCTTGATTCCGGTTTTAGAAAGTAACCCGAATCTATTTGTTAATATGTCGTTCACTTGCTCAAAAGATAATGACACGGTGATCAACCCCCTTGATTTTCTTAAATTTTACCATATTTAACCTTTAAGATAACAGACCTATGTTGTTGTAATGTGGGAGTTTTATCTCCGTTGGTACTTCGAGCAAATAACATTAATGCATCTGAATGACTGCTTACATTTATGTTGGCATCGTAAGCATTTTTTATGATACTCCAATTGGTTAGTTGAATTAATAAAAAACACTAAATCATCTTTACGTTTTGCTTTTACCCTAACAATAAACTTCACCTCCGACCCCTTAAAAACGGGCAAAATTAATTTTAAAGAAAATACCCCGCAGCCCGTTATTTACAAGGGTTACAAGGTATTTAGCAAATTTCCAAATCGCCCGAATACGGGCATCTAATTTTAGGGGTAGTATGATTCCCTATGCCGGTTAATTTTAAACTATTATATCGGCAGATTTTGAAGCATTATCGTTAGGACTGATATTAGAATTTTTATTTTGTCGTTCGGATGCAAATTTTTGGATTTCTACAGTTGGATTTTCAATAAACGGCAACAATGTCAGCAGTGTTTCCTGTGAACAAATATCCTTCAACTTAACTATAACATCTGCTAGTCCAACCAGATCGGTGGGTAGGTTTCTTGTAAATTTCACTGCTACATCTCGGTAGTCAAAAACCTTGCCTTCCTTCTTGCGGATAAATGCGAACAGGTTCTTGAGTCTTTCTTTGATTACCTTTTCCATAAAAGCCTGGCGCATTGCCACCCTGTTTTCCAGGTTCAATAGTTTATTTCTCAGTGCCAGCGATGAAGTATTGCTAGCCCAATTTTCATTAAAATTAACTTCATCCATCATGTCATAGATTTTACGTTCTATATTATCAAGCTCGTTTTTCACGAAGGAATCATTGATTTCCTTAGTGAGCCATTTTACCACACCACCTTTGGGTGCTTGGATAATGCCCATCTGCTTCATTTTTAACAAATCTTCTTCCTCGATTTTGGCATTTTCAATAATCAAGTAAGCATTCCGGTGGTCGGCAATTTCATTAACTAAATCAGAATTCAAAGCGTTATATGCATCGACTAAACTGATTACATCATGGAACCCACTTTTCCGCTCACTATTGGCAGGACAGACAATAACAGGCACTCTGCCGAATATGTGATTGTGTTTGCCAATCGGCTCGATTTTAGAATCACCTGATATTTTGAAGTGTAATATTTCCATGTCTGTATAGACATCCAGGTAATCCATATCATCAAATTTTTTCCTATATGTATGTAGAGCCAGCAGCACATTTCTCTCCGCTGTTCCATCCTCTAAAACATAACATTCAAGCGGGGTCAGGATGGTAGCGCAAAATTCACCGTCAGTATTGATATAATTTAGTTCATAGCTTTCACCATAGATTTCGCTTTGCTTACGAAGATTAATATTGTGCTCCTTATCCCAGTGGCCGGTATTCATGTCGATGCAATCAATTATGGCTTTATCATCCCTTTTGGACACAAAATTAACAGGCTTGCCGAGGAGGTAGCCTGTTTCGTTATCAACAAACTTACGGGGGAAATTGAATATTAGCTTACGGTTACTCCTACTATCCTGCATGTCATAATCATAGAGTATGCTATGATGTCCCTCGTAATAGTTTTTATATTTGTGCTTTACACTGGAGTTTATGACCAGTTCATTTAAGCATTCAATTATAAGGCTTTCAGTTATTTGCAAAGTATCACTTCCTTTCTAAAAAAATAGAGCCAATACATAGTGTATTGACTCAAATTCCTAACAAGTAAATTTGATCTCAAATTTACATTTTCTTAACCACGAAGTTCCAACACCAATTTGTTTAGCCTCCTTCAATCCCATGCCGAAAGAATTTGAAATCTCAATCGTATGTCGGAATTCCCCACCTTGAAAACCATCAACTACAGATAGGAGATCCTGAAAATCATTTATCCATATATACTCTTTTCTTTTTTCAGATATTTTCAACCCTTCTGGACAATTGATAACTAACTCTTTTTTTGACTTTAATTTGACATCGGCTTTTCCTTCTACCTTTAAATCTTCAATCGGTATATTTGCAAATGCAGAGAAATCTATCCCCTCTTCTGATGAAATAGTTAGATGCTTCAGTGTGAGATTACCCCTTAAGAATGATACGATATCAGAAATTTGTTCTCTATATATGTATTCATGAAACTTTTCTGCTTCAATTAGATACCGTTCTCTTGCCTTTTTGGGATGCCTTATGTAATATTGGCTTTTTTGAATCCATGAATTGTTTAAAGGATTTTCAAAACGTTCAAGCTCATCTTGGTCTTTTATTACGTAATGATTATCAGAAGAAACTAAATCAACAATTGATAAAATAATTGATCCATGACTAAAACCAAAACACTTTTGAAGGCTCATTACTGGTAATTCAGTTTGACGGATTATTCCAAAGATCTTTCCTACAATTCCTGTATCAATTCTATAAACATTTAATCCCATAATAGGATGCCTCCTGTTCAAAATCACTTTGATTAAAACAACAAACTCCTGTCATAAAACTTAATTCTCTTAACCCCTTCAATTAACTGCACCGCACCATATAAACTATCCGGCGCATCATCAAACTTAGCTGATTTATTATAATCCTTTACTTGGTTATTATATCTAATATTGGCAGGATTGAACAGTATATGTCCTTTCTTGATCTCCGGCTCCAGTGATATAATTCGCTCATGTTTTTGGCCTTTGCTGATTACCTCATCAACAGGCGTATATATTTTATTTTTCCATAGCTCCTCTTCAAATTTTTGCTTCATGTAGCTCTGAGCCTGGGTTGTTTCAAAGCCGATCTTCTCAACAGGATATTGCTGTATTTTTTCTACAGCAACCTGAAACAAATCATCGGGCAAAAGTTTATACAGAGTGCCATCAACAACATACTTTTGATTAGTCTTTGAATGCTTTGCCAAAACTGTAATTGCTGAATAGTCATTTCTTTTTCCGGCTTTTATAGCCGGATCAATATACATGACCAACTCCATATCCTCAAAGTCAGGGAGCCTGTCCCAGTATTGAATATCTTGAAAAATATAATCATCAGTGCTGCGTGGATCATTTTGCAGTTCTTTATAAAATGATTTATCTCCCATAGCTTGTTTTTTGCACATTAGGTAATAATAGTCCAGATACTCTGACCACAGTATTTCTGTCCCTTCCAACATTTCATCCTGATGGTCATAAAAAAAGGACTTAGCGGTTTCTACCCGATCTAAGTCCTGTAAATTATTATATTTGGCTTCCCATTTGCCCCAGAGGTCATCTCGTTCGGCAAAATTTATTACTGCTGATTTTTTTATACTTCGGACTCCAGGGATTTTACCCCTTAATAATTCTGCCATCAAATCTTCTTCATGGAGAATAGTACCGACAACGAGAATATTCGTATCCCTGGTGCCTATTGGAATTATGACATCGGTAAATGTGTTTTTAACCTGTTCACGTTTGGCTTCACTTCTAGCTGTATCGTCCTTTAATAAGTCATCTAAAAGCACGAGCATAGGGCGAAAATTTTTCCAATGTAACCCACGTAAGCTTCCATCAATCCCACGAATCATTATGCAGGCATCAATTCCTCCCCTGCCCCTTATCCAGATTTCATTGTTATTCCAACGATTTCCTTTGTAGATACCAAAGTCCTCAATTAACAATTGGTTGTTTTCCAGTTCATCTTTAATCATATCAAGGAAAGGTAAGGCTATTTGCTCAGTGGCCGATATGATTAGCGTAAACTGTGATTTATCATATAGTGTTGAATACAGCGGGAATAAAAAAGAGTTGATTGTGCTTTTGCCGTGTTCCCTTGGCAATCCAAAAGCCTCAATCAACCCTTTATTGTCTAGCATATATTTTAGTTCCAGAAATAGCTCCTTGTGAAATTCACCAAACATACGATCAAAATATTTCGGGAAGTAACAAAGAGCAAAAAATTCTATATCCATCTCGCCAAGCAACCTGCGAAGCTCCGAAAAGCTAAATGTTTCTATTAGCTCCTTTATTTTAGATGATGAAAAATATTTTTCCAAATAATGTTTTATAATTTGATTTTCTTGATAGTTTCTATTCATCGTCATCTCCCTCCTGTATGGGAAGATGATAATGAACAGTGTACTTTGAACTGCTATTTGCTAATTTTACTATCTTCCCTTTTAAGTCTTCAGTGTTTTAGCTAAGCTAAAAAGTCCAAAAGCTGATGTAATTGCCTGTCCAAAAATTGCTGTATATAATGACCATAAAAAAGAAAGGAAAAGACGCCCCCGTTAATGTGCTAATGCGGCAACAAAAGCACTAGAGGCGTCCCACCAAACACATGGTCATTGTATCAAATTACAAAATAATTGAAAACCCTGAGAAGGGTGTTTTTTGTTAGGAGCGGGGAGCAGAATCCTTGTCCATGTTGTGGCGGAACACTAAAAGTTATAGGCAGTCGCCGTCGAAGCTATATAAAAGATACCGGGAATATCAATATTCTGGTCATCCGCAGACTTCAATGCTATAACTGCGGTCGAATACATCACGAGCTTCCAGATATACTTGTTCCCTACAAACGATACGAAAGTAAAAGTATCGAGTCGGTCATAACTTCAGAGAGTCTACTTACCGTCATGGCAGACGAATCAACCATTTGGCGCTGGCGAACCTGGTTTTCTAATTTATCCGGCCACTTTTTAGGTTGTTTAATATCAATCTCAATCCGACTTGGCAAAGAGACTGTGGAAAGCACGTGCCACCTTCCCAAGTCCACGCTCCAGAGAATTTGGCATTACGTTGGAGACGCCCCTAAATGGCTGGCAAGAACTGTCCGGCCAGTAGCAAACTCAAATTTTTGGATACATACCCGTTCTGCATTCCTGTCCTAATAGCCAGGATATAGACTCATGTTGAAACCTAAAATAAGGAGGATTCAGCATGAGAGACCAGAAGAAGGCTGAAGAGATTGCCACCCAACGTTTGCAGCTACTATCTCCGCTATTGGCAGAGGGTCTGGATGCTGCCCAAGCCAAACAAATTAGAGCTAATATATGCCAGCAGACCGGCATATCAGATCGGACCTTACGCAGATACCTGGCTCAGTATCAGGAAGAAGGGTTTAGCGGTCTAAAACCCAAAGGCCACGGTCGACCACAAAGCAGAGCTACAATTCCTGCTAGCATTTTAGAGCAGGCCATTTTGCTACGCCGCCAGGTACCGAGCCGCAGTATCAGCCAAATCATTCAGATCCTGGAGTGGGAGGGTCTGGTAGAACCGGGGCAGATCAAGCGCAGCACACTTCAAGAGCAACTTTTAGAGCGTGGATACAGTGCCAGACATATGCGTATGTATGCTGAAACCGGTACTGCCGCCAGAAGGTTTCAGAAAAAATACCGGAACCAACTTTGGCATTCAGACCTCAAGTATGGTCCCTATTTGCCTATCGGCAAGGATGGCAGCAAAAAACAAGTATACTTGGTAACTTTTATCGATGATGCAACACGGTATGTTTTGCATGGGCAGTTCTATCCCATGCTGGATAAAGTAATTGTGGAAGATTGTTTTCGACAGGCCATTCATAAATACGGTGTCCCCCAGGCGGTATACTTTGATAATGGAGCCAGTACCGGACCAAGTGGATGATCAGGGCCTGCTCTAAAATGGGCATCCGCCTTGTTTATGCCAAACCATATTCGCCAGAGGCTACCGGGAAAGTTGAACGTTTTAACCGGATAGTAGACAGTTTCCTCGCTGAAGCTGCGTTAGAAAAACCACAAACGCTTAACCGCCTAAACGAGATGTTTAAAGTTTGGCTGGAGGAATGCTACCAAGACAAGCCTCATTCCGCCATGGGCAAGGGAATTAGCCCTAGCACCGCCTTTAATAGTGATAACAAAGCTTTAAAATTCCTGGACCCCCAAATAATTGCCAATGCCTTTCTGCACTGTGAAGAACGCCAGGTGGACAAGTCCGGCTGTATTAGCTTCCAGAGCAAAAAGTATGAAGTCGGTCTTCCCTTCATTGGGTGTAAAGTAAAAGTTATCTTTGATCCTGCCGATACCGCAGAACTTACGATTGAATACGAGGGACATGCCCCCTGGAAAGCTAAACAACTGATTATCGGGGAACGGGCCAGCAAACGACCTAAACTACCAGAGCACCTGCAGCCCCAACCCGCTGACTCATCACGACTTCTAACCGCAGCTGCTATAAAAAATCAGCAACGCAAAGAGCAGCAGACTCCCGCCGTTTCCTACAGAACCGTGCGGAAAGAGGGTGCCGATCGTGTTTGAGACATTTTACGGCTTAACCCAAACTCCATTTTCGCGAGATATTCCAACAGATCAATTGTACCAATCACTAATGCTGGAAGAAATACTGGGCCGCTTGGAATACGCCGCCAAGCGACAGCTTTTCGCTGTTATCACTGGTGACTGCGGTACCGGCAAAACCACCACCATACGCTGCTTTAAAGATACCCTTGACTCATCTAAATTTATGGTAATGTACCTGGCAGATTCCAAGCTTACCCCACGGCATTTCTACAAAGGGCTGTTGGAGCAGATGGGCTGTGAAGCCAAGTTTTATCGAGGTGACGCTAAACGCCAACTGCACCGGGAGATTGAGCTCATGCGCGGCATACATAAACTGCAACCGGTAGTTATTGTGGACGAAGCACACCTTTTGGATAAGGAGATGCTGGAGGAAGTTCGTTTTCTACTCAATTTTAGGATGGATGCGGTAAGTCCTATGGCACTGATCCTTGTCGGTCAATCTGAACTTTGGGAGAGATTGCAACTACAGTCCTATGCTGCCATCAGGCAGAGGATCGACCTCCAGTGTAAATTACCATATTTGGATCGCGCCCAGGTTGGCGAGTATGTAAAAAGGCACCTTACTTATGCCGGTGCTGATCATGATATTTTCTCGGATAGTGCCGTTGATGAAGTCTTTCGCTTTTCCAGCGGCACAGCCCGGCTTGTAAACAAGGTCTGTACCCATTGCCTGCTTTATGGTGCACAAAACAGCCGCCGGATCATTGATGATCATATGGTTAAATTAGTTATTCAGGGTGAATTGAGCTAACTATCAAATTATGCTGGGGGGCTTATTATGGAAAATGCCATCTATGCTTGTGCCATGTCCGAGTTGCAAGGGAGAAAAGATAATCTCGAATACTATTTCGTAAGCACGGGATTTATTGATCTTTTGCCATTGGCTCGTGAGCTTGCTGGAAAACTGGGATTAGGAAAGGTGGAAATGATTGAGGCCATATGCAAAGTCGCTGACAAATACAAGATTTATCCGCCGACCATAAACAGGAGTGCCTGGTTTGCAAAGGTTTACAAGGAAAAGTTACTTGAGGCACGGGCTGATATCTTGACTTTTAATAAATGTCGGTGAAATTTCGAGGTGGATAGTCATATTAAATGCCGGTGGCTATTAAGTTAACCGGCTTTTTGTTGCTTTGTCCTGCCACATGGACTGACTGACGGACTATTAGTTAGATAGCGGTCAACTATTTCAGCATATCTTGGAAATTAAACGCCGTCTATTTCTGGACATCATGTGGTAGCAGTAACACTTCAGCATTTGGACAGTTGCTAATAATTATCTTCCTATTTGTTTTACCTTTAAGGTTACTAATATGTCTCACCTCTGCCGAAAATACTTTGAATCCTCCAAATGTTAGCATGGGATTTATGTATATCAAATCATTACTTATATACACCATTCCAATTATTAACATTATAATAAATAAAACAAATACATCTGAAATGTTTCCTATTGATAATCCAATACATGGCAGAAAGTACAATGTCAAATAGTTAAAATAATGCTTATCTGTTTCATTATCAATTTTCACAATTAAGTAATCAGCTTTTCCAGATTTCTTTGTTCTCTTTATTAGAGCAACCAGCATAACACATAAAATAACACTCATAAGCATTAAAATTGTAATCATCCAATCTCCAATACTATTAAACCATACAATGTTGCCAAAATAAAAACACTTCCCTGAGCTTAACAAAATTTCAATTCTCTTCATGACCTCTTTTCCGGCCAACAAAATATAGAGTGGTATATACGAAGAAAGGAATAAAAATATCTTTTTTACAATAAAAATCATCTCCTTGTTAATTAACTAATGTATTCCTCTATACCAGTGATTATCATTTCCTCATCAGTTAAACCATCAATTGCATAACGCCTCATGAGAATATTTAAAATTTGACCAATATCTTCTTTTCCCCTGTATTGAATAATATTGTTTTTATCTAAAGTCAAAGATATTTTAAATCTCTTAAAGTACTCTGGAAGCTTATGCGCTTGACCTTCTAAACTTTCAAAAGCGTCACTTGTAACAATTTTGCAAAGTCTTTGATTATATCTTCCATCTTTTTTACAATCGTCAATAAAAATATCTGGGTTATCTATAAATCCTTGATTTACAATCTCAGAACGTTTACTTTCAATAATGCGATTAAAGCCTTCTTTGAAATCAAAAATTTTATTAAACCATTTCAAGTTTATAATAAAATATTTTTTTTCAAATTCAAAAACATCAACCCGGCCATCAAAGTAAAAAATGTCAGAATCTAGTTTTTTAATTTCGTCATCTAAGAAACAATATTTAAATGACTTTTTGAACCTTGTAGCAGGTTGAAAATATTGAGAGTAAATAGTAAAAGTCTTTACTGTTTTATCTATATTTAGAAAATAGCGTATGACAATAAAATTAAACTTTCTAAAATCAGTTTTTCTATCTACATATGGAACGCTTTTATCTTTTATTATCTTTGAATTAATTTTCTCGGAATCAATTATTAATTTATGATTGATCTTTTGAATAGCATCACTGTTATCTATTTCAAAATCATATTTAACAATTTCTTTTCTATTAATATTATCAATCGCTGTATTTAGATATGATTTCGCAATTTCTTTAGCAATATCACCCCCAATGTTTATTTGAAACTGTTTATATTTTTCTTTTCTATTATTACCCTTATTAAAAAACAAAATCAGTGGTTCGTTTTCATTTTCAAACTTACTTACCTGTCCTACTAAATCACTTTTTATATCTTTTTGATTATTCACAGCATTACCTCCATATGAATAATACGGGTACATTTAGCAATCATTCCAGGTTCTGAGCCACTTGTAGAATTCACCGATTTTGTTTATTTTGCTACATAGATTTATCGCTTTGGTTTTCCGGGAGAGCGATAAACACTATCAAAGCCGGGTTCCATCGTTAATGCACTGGCTAATTTCACTTAGTAACCCAGGCTCAATTTTTACTGTAGGGGTAGCTCTTATAAACCGAAATATGCATACGTATATATATTCTTAAAAAAATACTATACTTTCTTAGTAATACTGTAAATAATTAATAGTAAAAATTTTCACACCATCAGTTGTCGGGGCAATTTTCACAAATAGAAGCACCCCTCCCATTGGGAAAGGTGCATTAAAAAAGAGTGGGTTTGCTTACCACTCTAAGGCTTCCAGAGCATTTACTTTGTCCTGCTCGGTTGTGAGGGTATAGAGGTTAGTGGTAACAATGCTATCATGGCCGAGAATCTGCTGAATCGTTGTAATTGCTGTGTTTTTTGATTTAACAAGCCTATAGCCAAGTGAATGCCTAATGCAGTGCGGCGTTACCGCAACTGTTACCCTTTGCCCATATTTTTTAAGTATTAAGTTGATCGCGTTTCGTTTCAAGGCTCCACGCTGCCCTATTAATAGGAAGTCGTTATCGCTGGCTGGCCTAACCGCAAGGTAATCTTTAATAGCTCTGCGAACATCCTTATTAAGAGGGAGCGTTCTGTTTATATTTCCTTTACCGATAACCCTTAGAGAGCCTTTACGTTCGGATATTTCTATATCCTGAAGCCTTAAACCGCAAAGCTCGCTGACCCGAAGCCCAGTGCCAAGCAATATTTCTATAATACAAATATGAAGTGGATTGCGGTTTCGGTGAATCTCTGCTCGAAGTTTCCTTAAATCCTTATCTTCCAAACCTTTATATTGCCGAGCATCCCGATTTTTTACTGCTTTTATATTGATCTCTATCGGGTTAATTCCGATTTCATAGAGCCATTTGCAAAAAGCGTTAACGCTAGCAATCTTCCGGTTAGCGGTGACCACCGATTTATTTGTATTTATTAATTGCTTCTTATATTCGATGGCATCCAGTTCAATCAATTTATCGAATCCGCAATCCGTTCTGTCGTTATACCAATCAATAAAAGTCTTGCTATCCCGAATATAGCAGCCAACTGTGTTATCGCTGAGTTCCTTACTTTTCAAATATAGCTCAAACCGGCTTAAATCAAGCACTTCAGCACACCCTTCCTTTATTTGGTGTGTCCATGTTCCCTCTTATTTGCCGGTAAGTCAACTGAATACATAAGATTAATTATGGATTCTAAACGGCTTAATTTCAGGCAGTTTTAGCCTTAAAAAGGGCATTTATCTCGGTAAAAACTGACGACATAAGATTATTGAATATAGTCATCATTGGTTCCTGTTTGCTCATCCTGGTATTCTGAATCTTGGTTTTCAACATCAACTTCGCCATTTATCATTTGCAGGAATAACTTCTTCCTTGCTTCCTCATTCTGGCTGGTATCCAATATAATTTCTTTCTTCTCTGCCCATTCCTCCGGCATACGGTTACGCAGGAAGAAAGATATTGCCTGAGCAGAGGGTGGTTGATGGCGTTTCATCTTTTCAATTCTGGTTCGCTTTTTACCATTTTTATCCTCTTCAACAATAGTCTTCAGTTCTTCATAGTCATAGCCGTTGCAGAGCTTCAATAAAGATTTTTCTACCTCGTTACATAACACGCCCCTGCCCATATTTACCAATTCCATGAGTGTTTCATGTTGCTTACAATATTTATACCAAGTGTCGGGAGAGATGGAAAGTTTCTTACAAATCTCCCTTACGGTATCTCCCTCCATGAGCCATTCTTTAATGTCGGAAAGTCTAGGCAATATGTCCGTATCATACTTGTTGATTTTATTTGGTATTCCTTTTCTACTACCGCCCATTATAATTTCACCTCCATAAAAAAAGAGCCTGTAATGGCCCTAATGTCATTCCGCTTCTTTATAACTATATAAGATATCATGAATAAAATCCTCAAAAGCATCAACAATACCTTTTAAATGTTCATAATGTTCATTACTTATAACTCTCAAATTATGTACCAGATTATTTCTAACAGCATATAGAGCACTACTTGCGCTAGGATATTTGGGAATTTGCAGAGATTCAATAAGGTTGTTACACTCATTTTTTAAATTTAACTTAGAAAAATCACCTATTTTATACTCATCCGAAAATAACCTATTTATTCGTTCATCTTCTGAAGCTATAGTGTGTACTTCTTTAGATATTTCATATCCACTTAAAGCCTCATTATAATTCTCACCAAACTTCCTTAATTCTCTTTTTAAAATTTTCTCAATAATAATTTCAACCACTTGATAGAGGTAGAAAAACTTAAGAACATAATTATCAGTATTTAGTTTTTGAGGTAGTCTAAATATATATTCTTCTTCTTTAAAATATTTGCAAACAGATTGTATTTTTAGATTTTTCTCTGGTAACTTAATTTTTTCATTAACCGTTTCCTTGTAAGATTTAAAATCATCAACACTATCTACAAGATAATAACCATATTTATATAAGCACATAAAATAGTTTTTAATATCAAAATTATCAATGTTGCAAATTCTACTCTTGTCTATAATAAGCAAAATCAAATTGTCATTGTATTTTTTTTCTATTTCAATTATTTCATCATTAATACCCTTTATCCCAGCATCCTCTTTTATTAACTTAATAAAACAATTTGACGCAAATATTAAAAAAAATTTTTGATTTACACAATCATGATCACTTGATAGCATAGAAATCATTGGCATTAAATATCCAATAAACAATTCGCTATCTTTTTCAATAATTTTATAAATTTGATTTTCGACAGTTCCAAATCTATTCAAAAAACCGTAAATTTCATATCTTCTAGGATCAATTTCATTTTCATCAACGTCCAAAACATATGGTAATTTGAAAATATCATCTATTAAAAAGCATTTTTCATCCTTGCAATAAAAAACATTAGTATACATAACAACTCACCTAATATTTAAACGAATCATATGCAAATTTAGCCGAAAGCACAGCACTATCAATTAACACAAAAGAATCACTATGCCTGTTAAATAACTCCTTAAAGAGAAGACAATAATACCTACGATGTTCCACTCCTATATTCTTAGCAAAATTTTTGATCAATTGCAGAAAAAAATAGAACTCAACAAAACAAAGATAATTTTTTATTACTATTTCATCTATAATATCTTCGATTTTCTCAGAATCCAATGCTTTTGAATCAATTAGTTTACCTATTGCGGCACCGAACCCCGTAATAGCAATCGACTTATTAAAAATTTTATGCATATCAAAAATTCTATATTTAATTTTTTCTGTAGAATTATCATCTTTCAAATCTTCGGCAATCCCATCTGGTATATTTATATTATAGTTTTTTGACAACTCAGTTAATTTATCAATTACTTCATCATTATCATAATCAAATGATTTAAAATAATAATCCATCCTTCTCATAAATTTATCATATAATTTTACAAACTTAAAAAATAGATCATCCTCAAATTTCTCTTTAGATAATTCTTCCAATCCCTCAATTTGTTCTAATAAATCTTCACGTTTTAATGGAAATTCATTTCTAGTCAAAAATGAATTAAATCCATCAACCACATCTCTAAACACATATTTACCAAGGTCAATTTTTTCATTTGTACCAGCTTCTTTTATAAGTAAAATATCTCCCAATCTATCTTGGTCAATTAAATCACTATACATAATCTCTATTTGATGCCTTAAAGACATTCTCGTTTGCCCAGTATTCAGCGTCAGCATTCTATAAAGTATTCCAGTTCTACTTATTCCAATATATATCTCTATCCTTATATCATTATTATAGAAACCAGTATTTTGGGCGACATCACCGTTTAGAAATTCGTCAATAGAAATTAAAACGTTGGTGCGTTGAAGACCATCTATGATAAGTAGGCTTTTAATATTTTCTTTTATAATGTTAATACTATTCTCTTTAATATCTTCTTCTGTTACATTTATATCTGATTTCAACGCAAGCACCATCGGAGGCATAATACAACCACGTTTCAAATCATCTTTAAGCAACCGATATACCTTGTTAGAATCGCGAATTTTTTTTCTTTGAAATTCATTCTTATCTAAAATACTTTTAGCAAAGTCTAAATATTCACTTACTGGCATTTCAAATAATACATTCCATGCTTTGATTCTATTATCATACAAAAATGATTTACAAATCATTTTTTCACCCCATTTCTATATATGGTAACTTTTTTTTAATATATAATCAATAGGATTATTCATGCCATTTAAAAGGAGCCTCATTTCAGGCTCCTCATAGGTATACTTCTTCGTATTTCCTACGCATTTAACTCATTAAATACTTCCTACACCTACTCTATGTTCAGGAACATAACATACTTCCCTCTGCATTGGCAGAAACCTCCTCCACCTTCTCCGGCTTCTTTCCGCTCCTGAACGCTGAGTTCCCTTCTAATTTTTCCAGCAGAATTTTCCTTGTAGATTTATAATCATTACCGACCATACCGAGCCTTATTAAAAATGTCCTAAATGTAAACTTGGGGTTATCGCTTTCAGATTTCTTTTTGCTAGCTGATTTTAAATTCAGAGCCAGTTGATTGATTAAAATGCAAAAACGTTTATATGCGGTAATTTTATCGGCATCCAGTGTTGCCCGGAATAATTGGAATACTGCTTTTTCATTATCAACCTCTATGCTGCCATCCTCTAAACCAAAAGCGAGCCAATTGCATAATTCTAACCCCATAAAACACAAGGGCTCATTAAACATAGGAAGACAAATTTACCCTAGCCAAAAAAGTTAAAATATCTCAATAAAGCTGCCAAAAATAAAAGGTTTCACCCGATTGCTATAGAAGTGTTTTTCATTCCCACAACAAAAAACACAAGCGAGGTGAAACCCTACATGTATATTCTTGGTGGAATGCTTTTTTCCTTTGAAGTTTTAGTTAAAAATTTCGATGAGGAAGATAAACTATATCAAATTTTAAAGCAAATTGATTGTAAAGAAATTGAAAAATTAAATGGCTGTTATATTGGGCCAGGTCGCAAAAGATATGAT